ATTAGCGTGGATAAGGGCTTGCAGGCTCTTGGGGAGCAGAAGGTGGTGGTGGAGCATAGGACGGGCAAACCTACCCTTGCTGATGCTATGAAGGCTATTGAGGAGGCGCGGGCAGCATTACAGAAGGAGGCTATTCCAATTGAAACGACAGTTATGGAGTCATCCATTATTCAGGGAGTGGGATCCGAAGCTGACGTGGACGAAGACCGTGAGTAAGGACGGCATAGTGAGCTGGTGGTGCGCGGCCATACGGGTGAAGGTGGTTTATATCGCCAAGCAATGTCTTTAACGTGGCGTAACCACCCTGTTCTGAAGCCTCCTACGGTGGAGGAGATGGCTCGGATGGAGCCGGACAAGCTGGTTAAGCTATGGACGCTCTACCATGAGGCCATTGAGAACGCGGAGAAGGATCCGTACAGGTACGGGTTTGTGCTGCCGAATTGGGACAAGGCGGATGAGCTGTTGTCCAAGAAGAATGAAATCCTGATTAGCGGTGGTAACCGTTCAGGTAAAACGACTTACGCTGCGCGGGCTTGTGTAAAGGCCGCTATCGAGAATCCGGGCTCCGTCATCTTCTGCTTTAGCCAGAACGCGGATGTGTCTATCCGTCAGCAGCAGAGTGCCATATATGACGCCCTTCCTGAAGAGATGAAGAGGAAGGTGCTGGGTACGGAGGAGAACGTCTCGTATACGCGAAAGAACGGGTTCTCTAAGGCCAGCCTGATTCTGCCGGGGTCGCTGAGCCAAATCATCTTCAAGACCTATGCGCAGTTCTTGAACAACGATACGATTCTTGAGGGCGCGGAGTTGGGTAGCCGTGATCCTAAGTGGATCAATATTGGGACGTGGTGCGACGAATATCTGATTGGGCCAGAGCTTCTGGCTACATTACGTTTCCGTCTAGCCACCCGTAACGCCAAGATGATTGTTACGTTCACCCCTATTGATGGGTACACGGAAGTGGTTCGTGACTATATCGAGGGTGCGCGAACTATTGAGAGCCGGGAGGCTGAGCTTCTGGACAACCGCAGAGTTCCTTATACGCAGGAGTCCAAAAACCGGAGTGCGTACATCATCTACTTCCACAGTAGGGACAATCCGTTTGGCGGATATGACCGTATCGCGGAGGATCTGAAGAACCGTCCCGAGGACGAAATCCTATGCCGCGCCTACGGCGTTCCGACGAAGAGCAAGAGTACCCAGTTCCCCAACTTCTCGGTAGAGGTGAACGTCGTACCGCATGAGAAGATTCCCACTAAGGGGATCACTCGCTACATGATCCTTGACCCCGCTGGCCGAAAGAACTGGTTCATGGCTTGGATAGGCGTTGATGAGAGCGGTACATTCTGGGTCTACCGGGAATGGCCGGATGTCAACGTGGGGGATTGGGCCAAGTGGCATGGCGGGAAGTGGATTGGTGGCGAAGGCTCTAAGGGACTAGGTTACGGCATTCGTGATTATGTGGAGCTTATTGGTAACTTGGAGGAAGGCGAGACTATCTTTGAGCGGCTGATTGACCCACGCTTGGGTGCCGCGAAGTACCAGACGCAGAACGGGGCTTCGTCCATTATCGAGGACTTGGCAGATGCGGGACTAGCGTTTGTTCCCGCGCCGGGACTAGACATTGAGGATGGGCTACAAGCGTTGCAGACCAAGATGGCCTACAATCGCAAAGCCCCGATGGATAGTGTCAACCGCCCCCACTTCTACGTTTCCGACCGCTGCCAGAACATCATCACCGCCCTACAGGAGTATACGTCTGAGGGTGGGCCTGATGAGGCATGGAAAGACCCTGTAGACGTAATCCGGTATGCCGCGATTGATGGCATCCGCTACGTTGATGAGAAAGCATTTAATACTAACCGTCGCAAATCTGGAGGATACTAATGGAACCTATCAATACCCCCGTCATCGCGCTGGCCGACAAGCTGGGCGTTCCCGTCAATAAGCTGCTGGAGATTAAGAACCTCAAGCTGGTAAAGGGCGATCACTACACAGGCTACGGCAAGAACACCTACTTTACGCCCAAGGGTGTGGAGGAAGTGGAGCTTGCGTTGGAGATCCCGCTGGCTGTACCGGACAAGCTAAACGGTGTGGTGCTGCACCCCGCGCGCAACCCTGATTGGGTGATGGCGAGGTTGGAGCATCAGGACGGGAAGATCCCGGTGAAGATTGGCCGTAAGTTCCGTGGTAAACTTATCGGCAAGAGAATCTTAATCGACGCTATTACGGACGCGAGCGGGTCCACTACCTATCGCCATGCAGAACTCCGAGGATGACCCAACATCTAATCGGGAGTGGCTGGCCGAGCAGGTGGATCGCCTGCTTGGGTTTGAGATATTGCATCGTTCGATTCACGCAACGTATCAACCTTTAGAAGCTACCGCACTCTCCGACAAAACCGGGATAGACCGCAACGCGGCTAAACGGATTATCAACAACTTACGCAAAACGCTACATGACCACCGAAGATAATACCGAGGCTCTGACCTACGCCGCGAACAAGCCGAACGTCAAGGCTCTGGTTGAAGCCTTCGACCGTACCGCTAACGATCTGGAGTTTTACTTCGATCAATGCCGCGACAGCTATGACTATCGCCGCAACATTTGGCCGGGCAAGTCGGACGATCTTCGTAAGCATGGCCCGGAAGCGTTTCCGTGGGATGGTGCTGCGGATAACGAGGCGCACGTCATCAACGAGAGAATAAACCGTTACATCGCTTTGTTCATGTCGGCTATGGTGCGTGCGAACATCCGCGCCTATCCGGTGGAGATGGGCGACCTCAATCGCGCCCGCACGGTGAGTGCGTTCCTCAAGTGGATGGTGGCGTCCTACATCCCCGGCTTTAAGCGGCAGATGGAGCTGGGTGCCAACTATCTGTTGGAGCGCGGGCTGTGCGTTACCTACGTTGGCTGGCAGCGCGAAGACCGTACCTTTAAGCAAACGCTAACGCTCGATCAGTTGATGGCTCTTAGTCCCGACATCGTGCGGATGATTCTGGAAAAGGAGAACGACTCGCAGATGATTGCGCTTCTCCAGCAGCAGTTTAACAACATCCCCGAGAAGAAGGCTAAGCGCATCCTCAACGACTTGCGTAAGACGGGCCGCGCTGAGTTCCCTGTAGTTCGCCGCAGCGTTGACCGTCCTTGGGTACAGGTGGTGGCTCCTGATGGCGATGTTTTGTTCCCGGCCTATGCTACGGATCCGCAGCGTGCGCCGTATTGCTTCTGGCGTTGTTTGATGACGGCTCAGGAGCTTCGTAACAAGATTAGCTCCGAGGGCTGGGATGCCGACTGGGTGGAGTACGTCATCGAGAACTGCAAGGAGGCGGGAGACCCCCTCCGGTTGGAACGCCGCAATCAGTTCACTTACACCACCGTGACGTACGATGCGTCGGAGTTGTATGAGGTCATCTATGGCTATCAGCGACTGATCGACGAAGAGGACAACTCGGAGGGGATCTACTGCACGGTGTTCCATCGTGAGGTGTATGGCAAGCAGGAAACCCCTGACTTCGCTAAGTTTGAGTTGATGAATGGCTACGAGGACTACCCCTTCGTTGTCACCAAGCTGTCTGAAGACAACAAGCGTCTCTACGATATTCAGTCGGTGCCGGAGCTGCTGAAGGGTATCCAATGGCAGGTGAAGACGGAGCGCGATAGCCGCGTTGACCGCAACAGCCTAGCCACCATGCCGCCCATCATGCACCCTGTGGGCAACGCCCCGTCCGATTGGGGTCCGGGTCGCTACGTCCCGTATCGCCGCGCTGGCGACTTCCAGTTTGGTCCTACGCCTCCGTACAATCCCGGCAGCGTTGAGATGGAGCAAACGATGCTCGCGCAGGCCGACAAGATTCTGGGACTTGATGTTGGCAACCCGCTATCAGGCGTTCAGCAGCAATACTTTGTAGACAAGTTCCTCAATCATGTTCGTGATGTATTGCGTCTTGCTTACAAGTGCTTCCAGCGTTTTGGCCCAGACGAAGTGTTCTTCCGCGTTACGGGTGTGTCGGACCCGCAGCGTTTCAACAAGGGCGACCCGAACGAAAACTTCGACATCATCATCAATTATGACGTTCTTCAAAATGATCCCGAAAGTGTTGAAGCGCAGTTGGCGCAGTTTGCGAATCTTCTGCAACTCGACCGCAACGGTCGTATGGATGTCGATATGCTTCTGGAGCTGGGGGCTGCGTCAATTAATCCTGTCGTCGCAGACGCCATCCTTCGACCCGCTGGTCAAGCCCAAGACCAAATCACCAAGCAAGTCACGGACGACCTCTCTAAAATCTACGCAGGCATTGAAGTTGGTGCGCGTCCGAACGGAGCGCAAATCGCTCTTCAAGTGATCCAGTCGTACACGCAGCAGCCGGATGTTATGCAGCGGTTGCAGAGTGACCAAGCGTTCCAAGCCCGCTTCCAGAAGTACGTCCAGCAATATCAGTTCCAGATGACACAGCAGCAGAACGCCCAGATTGGGCGCATTGGTACTGCTCCTGCCGCGATGGGCCAGACTAACACCCAGACCATGCAGCAGACTCCGACTGCCTAATGAACAAGACCGATAACCTAGACTCGCTCATTCACATCGACGCCTATGTCGCTTTCCTTCAGGGGATTTACGCTATCCGTGAATCCCTGATTCAGCAGATGCACGATGTCCCATCTGAGCGCATCCAGCAGATCAGCGGACGTATCCTCCAATGCGACGACATCTTGTCCATGGGTGGGTATGATCGTCTTGTTGCTCGTAAGGGTACGGATTCTTATAGCATTTAACGTCTGACGTATTGGACGTTACTTATTGTAACGTCAGGTATGTCTGACATCGCCGCTTAACGAGCGGCGGAACAACTGAAATAAAAGAAACCCCTTAAAAGAAAGGGGGGTTGTAGGGGGGAAATAAAGTGGGTGTCAAGCCTATTTTCACACCCCACAACTTATTGGCTAATTTCTCGTTCCCTGTGCTGTGATATGATGCAGTTATCGCCAACGCGAGGCGTTAAAACGCGGAAACCCAAAATGTCTGAAGAAGCTACGTCCGTCGCCGGGGACGCTAAAACGTCGGTGGAGTCAGAAAAGTCCAACATGACAGCGAGCCAATACGCGGTTCGTCGTCTCGGTGAGTTGAAGGCCAAGCCGGATGGGGCATTGAACCCAGCCAGCCGTCCTCAACCCACTAGCCAATCCGCGCCAGCGGCAGAGCAGGAAGAGGAGCAGGCAAGCAACGACCAAGCCTCCGCTTCTGAGTCTCAGCCCGCAGGCAAGGACGTTCCTTCACAAGTCGAACTCTCGGAACTCTCCGATGAGGATATTGCAGAACTAGCTCAGAAGGGTAAGTCTGGGCTGCTGAAGCGCATTGCTGAACTTACAGCCAAGCGAAAGCTCGCCGAGGAGAAGGCAGCGCAACTGGAAGCCTACATGGCCCAGCAGCAGAACAACAAGCCCCTTGAGCCGAAAGTAGAGAACAACCCCTACGCCAACATCGCCTCTATCGAGGACTTGGGCAAGAAGGCTCAGGAAGTGAATGATGTTGTTGAGTGGGCAGAGGATGTTCTGGATCGCGCTGAAACCCTTGGCTACGAAGACATCGCAGCTACGGTTGATGGCCGCGAACTGACTAAGGCTCAGGTAAAGGAGACTCTTCGTAACGCCCGCAAGGCCCGCGATAAGTACCTCCCGGCGCAGAAGAAGGAGATTGAAGCTGTAACCCAGCGTAAAGGTCTCCGCTCTGCTTTTGAGCAACAGGCTCTCAAAGAGCTTGATTGGTTGTCTTCGCAAGAGGACAACGACATCAAGCGCCAATTCTTTGCAATGCTTAACGATTCACGTCTAAAGGACGTGGAAAAGGCAATGCCAGAAGTGGCTCCTCAATTGCCCTATCTGTTGGCCCATGCGGCCAATTCGATGTTTGCGCGCAAAACGATTCCGTTGGACGGCAAGCCGTCCCCGAAGCTGACGCCTCCCGGCGCACCGTCTAACTCGGTTGCTGCTGGAGATCGGACGCCATCTGCGGGAGAACGAAGTGTAAAGGAAGTGTCTAAGCGATTGGCGGACTCAGGAAGCGTAAGCGACTTCATTGCCCTTCGTGCAGCACAACTCTCTAAACGCAAATAACCTACTACTACAATGGCTTTCTCTAATACTTACGATACGACCAATCCGGGTTCCGCTGTTTCCAACCGCGAAGACCTTCTCGATGTCCTGACGATCCTCGCCCCCGAGGAGACTCCGGTTCTTTCCTCCGCTGCTAAGTCCAAGGCGTCCGCTACCTTCGTGGAGTGGACCGTTGACAGCCTCTCGGCTCCCGTCACGACGGGCGTTGCGGAAGGTTCCGATGTCACGGTGTTCACGGACAAGTTCGCCAACCGCGCTCGTCTGGGTAACTACATCCAGAAGTTCCGCCGCGATTACATGGTGTCCGACCTCCAGAACGCTGTTGATAGCGTTGGTCCGGCCAAGATCGCTCAGGCTGAGGCGAAGGCTGTCCGCGAGATCAAGCGCGACATCGAGGCGACCCTGTGCTCCAACAACGACCGCTCGGTTGAAGATGGTGCTGGTACGCCCTACGGCCTGCGCGGCCTTGGCGACTGGATTGACTCGGCTGGTCCGGCGGACGTTCCCGCTGCCTACCGCACCCCGGCTGGCTCTATCCACGCTTCGAGCACCTTCAACGAGACGGTGTTCAACAACCTCATCACCTCGATCTACCGCGTTACGGGTACGTCGAATGGTCTGACGCTGGTTGCTGACACGGCCCTGCGCCGCGTTATCAGCGACTTCGCCCGCACGTCGGGTAGCTCGGACTACTCGGTTCGCCGTGTGGCGTACGAGGGTGGCGAGGCGACGATCAAGCTGTCGGTCGAACTCTATGAGTCCGACCATGGCATCGTGTCCATCGTCAACATGAACCCGGACTGCGCGCCGGACACCACGAACAAGGACACGGGCTACCTCGTGAATCCGGAGTTCTACGGTGTTGCGGAACTGATTCCGCTCGGCTCGACCCGCCTACCGAACCTCGGTGGCGGCGAGCGCGGCTATGTTGACTGCGCCCTGACCCTGCTGGTCAAGCATCCGGGCGCGCATGGTAAGATCACCACGCTCAGCTAACCCTTAGCGTAGGAGATTACTAACATGGCTAAACTCACGATTAACGAAGCCGCCGCTGGCTTCACCCACAAGGTGGCGTTTGATTACGTTGACCTTCAGCGTTCTGGCTTCCTCAGCACCATCGGTGCGGCGAACCAGTTCAAGGCTGGCAAGCTCGGGGCTGGTGGTATCGTTGATACCGCGGTTCTCTATCAGGTGGTTGACCCCGCTGGTGCGACCAACCTCACCATTGACTTCGGTGTGACCGCCGCTGACCCGGATGAGTTCATCGACAATGGCGACGTTGACGCGCTGACGAAGGTCATCTGGAACACGGGCGATGCCTTTGTTGGCACCGACTCGGGTGCCGCGACGACCTCCAATGTTGTTAACGGCTACGCCAATAACACGGCGTCGGCGGTTGACCTCATTGTTGAGTTCAACGGCACGGTTGGTGACCTCACGGCTGGCAGCTGGGTGCTGGCGTGGCGTCAGATGGAAGTGCCGACCTCGTAAACACTTCTTGTGTTAGAATAAGCCACCCTCTTAACTGGGGGTGGCTTTTTTATGCACATCAAAGTGGCCCAGACCGAGTTTTCTAGAGAGGAAATCGACGCCGAACTCCGCAAGGAAATTGTTCGTAGTCTTGAGATTGAGAAGGCGACAGAGATTGAACGTGTTAATGTAGCTAAGGCGCAAGCGAGCATGATGCGCGACCACAAGTCCATCCCCGGATTGGGCAAGTGTGTCGGTGTTATGCCTGCCCGCGAGTATTTCCGCTTGGTGAAGAAATATGGGCATGAGACGGTGCATAGCCGTGAGTTCATGTCCTACTTCAACAAGAAGATGCCCGAGCTTTCGCCTAACAAAGCATGACCAATCGCACCTACGCAGATCTGTTCGATCTTATCGAGTCGCTTGCTGGCGTCGATGAGTTCGCGCCTACCGAATCCACAAAGATTCTGGCAATGGCTAATCGTCGTCTGCGTCAGGCGTATGATGCGTGCGACGTGTGGCCGCGCTACCAGAGGCTTGATGCCCGCCCCGCACCGGATGCCTACATCCCGTATAGCTATGATGCGTCTAATGGCACGCGCATGGCATCTGCCGCGACCCGTAACGGAACCACCGTAACCTTTACAACTGGCGGCGTTGACTTCGATGTTATTGTTGGTCAGAAGGTTACCATTAGCGGTCTGTCTGGCTCTGTCAGTCCTAATGGCACTTACGCTATTACGTCGGTAGATGGGCAAACCGTAACCTACGAACTTGCTACTGGAACCGGAACTGAAACTTACACGGGTACGGGCATCCTCACGCCTGTCACCATCCCCAACGTTGAGGTGTTTGTCCGCCTTCACGACCACAACCCGACCAGCGGCATCGGTGGTTACGAATACGACTTCTTTGTCGATACGAACGGTGCAAATCCCATCGGCAATGATCCGGGCATTACGGGCTTCTGGGTGACGTATAAGGCCATTTGGGATGGCCCGTATAACACGTCATCTGCTAATATTCCTCAAGAGTGGTTCTATTACGCCGCGCACGCTACTTATGCCGACTTTCTCCGCATGGACGGTCAGGTGGATAAGGCCATGGCTGAGGAGCAGGTTGCCCAGATGTATCTCGACACCGAGATGGCTAAGGCCAACCAGCAGCGCAATATGAACGCCTTGTTCCGCCGCATCTCTACTTATACCTCCCGTCAGTTTCGCTAATCATGAATAACTCCCTTGTCGTTAATCTCTATCCGCAGCCCACGGGCGAAGCTGATGAGCGTTTGGCCGTTAGCACCGCTGCTGTCAGTCTTACGGCTGGCTGGACCTCCTCAAAGACGAAGTACGTCCTGATTGACGTGCAGACGGCTGACGTGATGGTTACTTTTGACGGCTCTACCCCTACGGCATCCAACGGACATTTGTTCAAGGCCGGGGTTCAGCCGTTCCTTTGGAACAAAGAAACTGCCCGCCTAGCTAAGTTCATCCGCGCAGGCGGAACGGACGCTGCGGTACACGCAACCCCCTTCTCCGTCTAAGCCATGCCTAACGCACGCATCGTCAATACCCCGTCGCAGGCCATCCCCCAGAATGGCACGACCCACAAGCAGCGCACGGTGAGTTCTTCGGCGGTGGCGTTCCTTGACTGGACGCTGGCTACGGACACGGAGCACGTTCTGGTACAGGTGAC